CCCATAGTCCTACCATACATATCAATACCTGCAGAGTCCAGTTCTACTGTCCGCATCGTCAGCAAGGCAGCCACACTATCCCTTGCGGCATTACCGAAGTTTTGCCCCAATTCAGGTGCATCAATATTCCGTAGTCGAACATTCAAAAGTTTGCCGTGATAAAATACCTTGTAGGTATCCCCGTCGTGAACTTTTGTAACCAGCTGGGCATTTGCTTTAAATAGGCCCAGTAACACAAAAACTAATATTATTATCTTTTTCATAAAGCAAAGCTGAGGGGGTTGTGTGGGCTTAAATTCAGGGCAGTTCCGTTATTGGTTCTTATTGCCGTAAGTGGCAACTATTGCAGAAACTAAATGCATTAGTAAATATTTACCTTTGCCTGTCACCAGTATCTAAAACATTGTAAATACAAACAGCATAATGAGAGCAGAAACTGTAAGGCTTTGTATGTACCCAAAAGATGTGCAACGCATCACAGGCAAAAGTGAGCGTTACAGTCGCACACTAATACAAAAGATAAAGGCGAGCCTCTCCAAGCAGAACCACCAGTTTGTAAGCATCGAAGACTTCTGCACCTACACAGGCCTAAAAGAAGCCAGCGTTCAAGCTTTGCTATTGGGGTAAGTTAATTTAAACTTTACAGATTAATTATTTTACCAGGTATTACAACTCCGCAATCCTTCGTAGCTTTAGCATTAAGCTTAAGTTTCAAACTACTCATATCGTCACCAACTTTTCTATCTACAATTTTGGCATAGTGCTGTGTAGTTTTTAGATTCTTATGGCCAAGCATCTTGCTTACACTCTCAATTGGTACTCCATTTGTCAATGTTACTGTCGTTGCGAAAGTATGACGAGCGATATGGAAGGTTAACTCCTTATTTATGCCACAAACATCTGCTATTTCTTTCAGGTAGCTATTCATTTTCTGGTTACTGTGTATAGGAAGAAGTGTCTCTTTATTAAGGCATTGTGGATGTTCTTTGTACTTTAATAAAATACCCTCAGCAACTGGAAGAATAGGAATATTTGATGGGCTGTCAGTTTTTTGCCTATGTGTACTTATCCATCTTTCACCATCAATTCCGATTACAATATTTGCTTTCGTAAGTTGTTGCACATCGATGTAGGCTAATCCAGTGTAACAACTAAAGATAAATATATCGCGAACCAAATTCAACCTTTCCACTTTAAAATCCTTGTTGAATATTTTTTCTATTTCTTCTTCATCTAAGAAAGCGCGCTCTACTTCTTTTGCTTTTGGCTTGTAGTTGGCAAATGGATTTTGAGTGATCCAGCCATTGGCAATACAAATCCTTACAATTTTGCCGAAGTTTTTTAAATACTTGATTGTTGTATTATTGTTGCATTTATGAACGCTCCTGAGAAAGAAGTCAAATTCCGTAATAAATTCGTTGTCGATTTTTCGTATGTCAATATCTGAAACCTTGTATTTCCAGTTTAGAAATTCTATTGTTTGTTTTATAGAGGTTTTATATCTTATTAAAGTATTTGCAGCAAATTCATCTCCAATGAGTGCCTCCATCTTTCTGTTATGCTCCTGAAAAATTGGGATTAACATCCTTGCCTTTTCATCAATCCCTAATAACTTGTTTCTCATATTTTCGATATTTACAACTAAAGAGTTTTGCATCAAATCCTTTTGATAATCATAAACGCTCCCTTTTGTAACATCCAAATAACTATTCAAACTCCTAGCTTCTTCTGAATTCCCTTTCATCTTACCAGCTTCTGAGCTCCACTTTAATGGTTCTACATACCTCTTTGTACTAATCTCCAAACGCTGACCATCAATAGTAATTCTTAAATAAATAGGCACTAAGCCATCTGTGGTGGTTTTGGCTCTCTTTGCGTAAAAGAGAATTGACATTTTTGCTTGCATGATGTGGTGACCTTTTAATTGTTTGTAAAAGTATTCTTTAGTACACCTTAAAACAAGATGTTCAAATTATGAACTGCTTGCTGTACAAGTGTTTCAGAGGAATTCGGGTACCCGAAATTTTAAAAAAGCTGGGTACCCGAATTTATCCCTTTAGCCATGCGATTTAATGAATGAATTGATTGGGTAGAAAGCAAAAAAGGCTGTAAACCATACGATTTACAGCCTTTTAGTCTGCTTTAATGAGTAAGTGGTAGAGCGTACGGGAATCGAATTAGATACACCTTCATTAGGTTCTAATTTTTGAATTTTTGTATTTAAAACTAGTTTTTTTTTCATGTTTTATTATTGATTTTTGCCCGACTTTTTGCCCGATTTATATATTTTTTCTTTCTAATAGTGTAATGTTCTTATTTAAACTTTCTATTGTTATGGTTTGGAGTTTATTGATATACTGAAGATGCTTAATCTCTTTTTTTAAATCTTCAATAAGTTTATCTTTTTCAGGTCCAGTTAAATAAGTGGCACTTTCTTCATTAAGTGTTGACAGTTCTGAATTTCTAATAATATTACCTTTTCCCTTAAAAATAAAATCTGGATTAATATTATAGAAGTTTATTAGAATAGAAATTACATCGTATATAACCAGCTTTGATAACTCTTTTCTATTTGCTTTAATATCAGATATAATAGACTCGCTTATGTCAAGTTTATTAGCTACATCTTTTTGCGAGAGCTTTAGGCCATCATTTTTATCTACTAGAAACAAAATTGCTTTATGCACTTGGTTTTTTAATTCAGAAGTAATAATTAAATTGTCTTTTGCTATCATAAAAAATATTTTTTTAGAAAAAAATTAGAAGATTATTAGAATAATTAAAAATTTTCATTATGTTTGCATTGTTCAAAGGTTATGCAATTAATAAGCAATAATTATTAAATAATTATGCAATCATTTATTAAAGATGAGAATAATTTGCGAATTATTAAAATAAAATAATAATATAAGAATGACAGGCAGGAAATGGAATAGATTTAAAAAGAAATTGCCTCATAATTGGTGTCAATTAGTAGCTGATTCATTACTAAAAAAAGGCGGTCAATCATTAACTCCTAATCAAATTACTAAGATTAGATCAGGTATCTTAACTAACCCTGAATGGCAACTTTTAGTTTGGGAAGAAATAAACACACTAAAAAAAGAAACGCACCAATTAAAAAATAAAATAGTTAATCTACAAAATGGTAGTTAATTTTTTTTGTCAAATAATTAGAATAATTCTAAGAATATTCTAAATATATTATATAATGAATTCGCAAGAAATTGAAGACAGATTAGAAAGATTTTTAAAAGCAATTGAAGAGTTGCCGGGAAAAGTTTGTTTGGGGTCAAATATTGAAAAAGATATTAGAAAAAAGGAGGGTAGTAAATCAACATTAAAGGAAAGGTTTAGACCTATCATTGAAGCCAAGTTTAGGAAGAAATATCCTTTTTTTTAATGTTTAAATTTCCAATTAATGATTCCAAATGAACAAGCCATCATGGCTGAAAAAAATTTCTTATTCTATCAAAATTTGATAGATAGTAAAAAGTTTAAAGATGAACAAGAGCTTTTTGAATTTAAACGAGAGGCAGACTATTGGCAGAATAAGTTTATAAACTTATCCTCTTCAGATCAAAGTATTTGGTATGAGTTGGGGCTTTTTTACCAAAATTAATTATTGACAAGACCGGAAAGACGTACGACCCTAGCAGACGGTATAATAGTCTGCTAATTTTTGAAATTAGATCTTTTAAATATCGCAGGGTAGAGCAGTTGGTAGCTCGGTTGGCTCATAACCAATAGGTCAGTGGTTCGAGTCCACTCCCTGCAACTTATTCCCCTTCATTATGTGGAATCGCAAATGTAGAAGGTAGAAATGCGGCTAAGCCCCTACAGCTTATGGCGGTTAAAGAAATAACCAGAAAGGGGTAAAATCGGTGGCTTAGTGAGCCAGTTTTAAAACAGTTCTTTTAAATAATAACATACAGAGAGGCAATGATTTGATTAAGGAATCCAAGTAGTCCATGGGGATTAATCAAAGAGCCACCGAAAGCTGCAACATCTTGAATGGATGGACTAAGGATGGATGTTGATAGGATTATAACGGCACGAAATACTCGTAGTAATCCGAAAGATAGTATTTCTCATCAATAACGGAGTGACGTTAAACACTCTGGCAGACGGTGTAATAAAGTCTGCCAACTTTTAAATATGTAAAAAAATAAAGATGAATATGGAAAAATTAATTGAGGTTTCCCAAAAAGATTTAGTTGTTTGTGATAATTCAGAATGTAATTATAAAGTTCCATTTGAAAATAATAACCATCAATTAATTTATTACATAAATAAGCCATGTCCAGCATGTGGTGAAAACTTATTAACTAAAGATGATTATTTAAATTCTTTAAGAATTGAAAAAGCTATTGAATTTATAAACAAATGGTTTAGCTGGTTAACAATATTTAACTCTAAGAAGAACATACATAAAGCAACTGTAAAAGTTCACAGAGGTATTCAAATAACTCATTTTAAATAAACACTTTTTCATAGAGCAAACAATCGTGAGCGGGGGGCTGTTCCCAGTCCCCCAAGTTTTTTTAAAATTTATTCATCAATAAAACAAATAAAAATGGCTACAACTTATAGGGAAGCTATCCAAAGACAGCAAAATGCTTTACAACAAGTATATGAAAATGCTGAAGGTTTAAGGGATAATGCTACAGCGGATGAAAAAGATGCTTGGAATTCATTAAGAGGGTTATTAAATACAGCTATAAGCACCCTGTATAAATTAGACAACAAATTAATCCCCGGAAGACCAGAAGTAATTCTAAAAAATAATTATTTAATAAACACAAAAATTTCTACTAAATGAAATTAAAACAAGTAAAACATGTAAAATCTCCTCCTTTTTTTAGTTTGGCAAAAGTTGCGTTTGAATGGCGTAAAAGTAAAGGTGGTCCATTACCAAATACTTTAGAAGAAATCGTAAGAAACATAAAATGTTACTGTAATACAGTTGCTCATCTTAATTAATTTATTATCTCTTATCATATGATTACTCAGGAAGAACACAAAATAATAGTTTCAAAAACTTGGCAAAAAAGTAAGGAGGATTTAAACGAATTGTTATTAACAGTATATCCAAAATATGAATTTATAGCTGAGCATAATTCTAAAGTTCAAGCTATGTACGAAAATTTAATTGCATTGAGAAACATTGCACTAACTCCATACAACGATAAAAATTAAAGTATGAAAAAAAATAAAGTTGATTCATTTAATAGGATAGCTATTAATGAAATACCAGTTCTTAATGATGTGAACTTTACTGATGAAATTAGTAAAGAACAATTCGTAATAGTTACTACTCCTGTTCGTGAAAAGCAATATGTAGTACATGGTAGTACACTGGATACTACTAAAAAGCATTTGGTAAGCTATAGCTTAAATAAATCAGATGCAGAAGTATTCGATTCTTTTAAAGAAGCCGAAACCTATAAGGATAATATAAATAATCCTTATAACAGATTATTCTCAATAGAATTACTATAGTATTCCTTCTTTCTTTTTACTACTATCTTCAATGGCTTTACTTACTCAATCAACAATAGACAAAATAAAGGATGCCTCAATTACCCAGGTGATTGGATCATTCATTAAGCTTACTAAAAAAGGCAATAGTAGTACTGGTTGTTGCCCTTTTCACAATGAGAAGACTCCTAGCTTTAATGTAAATGAAGTAAAGGGATTTTATAAATGCTTTGGTTGTGGGGTGAGCGGTGATGCACTAGAATATGTGATGAAGCAAAAGAACCAAACTTTTTACGAAGCTTGCGTTACTATAGCAGAAATTACAGGTATAACATTAGAATATGAACCACAAGAAATTACTCCAGAACAAAAAATTGCTTTATCGGAAACCAAACAGCAAGAAAAGGTTTTGTTATTCGCCATAGATATTTATAAAGACTTATTACATAAGTTACCCGAAAATCATAAAGCTAGATTATGGCTCAGGCAACGTGGTTTTACAACAGGAATGATTGATAAATGGCATATTGGCTGGGGCGGAACCGATTGGAAAGATATATCAACCCCTATTATTAATGCAGGGTATTATGATACTGCTATTTCAATAGGACTTATAAAGAAAAAAGAGGAAACAAGTAATGTCTATGATGTTTATAGAAGCCGTATTATTTTTCCTATTACTGATAAACGTGGAAGATTTATTGGTTTGGGAGGTGGATACATTAAAATAGATGAAAAGGATAGCTTTCAAATCCCTAAATATGTAAACCCTTGTGCTTCTTCTTTATATAACAAGAGTATTGTTCTTTACGGGTTAGCTAAAGCAATAGATGGAATTAAAGAAATTGGTTATGCCAATTTAGTAGAAGGTTATATGGATGTGATTACAGCACACCGATTTGGATTAATAAATACTATTGGTAGCTGTGGTACAGCTTTTACAATAGAACAGATGTTGCTGTTAAAAAACTACACTAAACATATCGTTTTAAGTGGTGATAATGATAAGGCTGGCATTATTGCTACTAAAAAACATATTCCCGAGCTATTAAAGTTAGATTTTAAAGTAGATGTTCGTATTTATGGAGCAAAAGATTTAGATGAGTACTTTACTAAAGGATTAGAAGCACATAAATATAATACTAATCCTGAAAATACAAAGCAACAATGGATTGATTGGTTAAAAGCAAACCTTAAAGAAGACTATAAGATTGAATGTATTGATCATGGTAAAATCAGTGATGCAATTTATTGGCTTGCTGAAGAAATATGGCCAAAAGATGAAGAGGTGCACTTAAGAGCTAAGGCAAAAGCACAGATACTGGAGCTTCTTTCCAATATAAAAAATGATTTTATTAGGGAAGGTTATTTAGAGGTACTAACCAAAAGATATAAGTGGAAAGCCGCAGATACAAAGAAGCAGTTTTCTGAAGTAATGGCAAACTCATTGACCATTACACAAGTTTCAGCCAATAGTGAGGATATAGACAATGAAAGTGTAGATAGTATCAAGTTCTTTCCTTGGATGAGCGATGAGGATAAAAAGGAGTTTATGATGAATGGCTATACGCCCATCAACAGGAAAGATAGTAAAGGTAGAATCATCTGTGGTTTATATACGTTCAACCAAGATAGGCGTGTTGAGATAACCAATTTTGTTATCAAGCCATTGTTTAGGGTAGAAGCTGGTAGAGATAGCCGCTATATTTCAAGGATTGACAACGGATATAAAAATACTGTAATTGATATACCAGCAAGAGTTTATCCTAGTGTAGAGCAGTTTCAAGGAGAATGTGTATCCTTCGGTGGTAGTTTCTTAATTTATGGCAGTAAAAACCAATGGCTACGTATCGCTACAGACCTTTTACATAAATATCCTCCTTGTATTGAGGTAAATGAGTTGGGTTGGCAAAAACGAGGTAACTTTTTTAGTTACGTAGATTGTGTTTATCTGCCAGGTAAAGGATTGGAAAAGTTAGATGAATGGGGTATCGTAAAACATGATGATACAAACTATCTTATTTCTGCAGGTAGTGAAGCTTACCGAAAGCTACAAGAAATAGGAAAAGATCCCTATGAGAACCTTCGTTTCCTTACTTATAAGAAAAGTCCAGTAAGTTTTGAACAATGGGCTAAGATGATGCACCGTGTATATGGTCAAAAAGGAATAGTAGGTGTAGCTTATGCCCTGCTTACTATCTATAAAGATTTGGTATTTGATGTTGATAATAATTGCCCTCATCTATACGCCTATGGTGAGCCATCAAGTGGTAAGAGTAAGTGGGCAGAATCTATTACAGCTATCTTCTATTTCCGTAGAGCAGCTTTCAACTTAAATAGTGGTACTGACTTTGCTTTTTTCTCTTACATGAGTTTGTTTGCCAACTGTCCATCACACTTAAATGAGTTTGATATTGAAGTAATTAAGTTGGAATGGTTTCAGGCTATCAAAGGAGCTTATGATGGTGAAGGTAGAGAGCGTGGCAAAATTGGAGTAAAGAACGCTACAGAAATACAGAAGATACTCAGCACGCTCATACTAACCGGTCAAAAGTTAGTGACAGATGATGACAATAGCGTTGTTAGCCGTAGCCTAATAGAAGGTTTCAGCACCGATAACAACCGTACTGAAGAAGATAAAAAAGCTTATGATGAGTTGAAAGATTGGGAAAGGTTAGGAATGAATTCTATGTTACTAGAAGTATTAGTACATCGTGATACGATGGTAAAGAATTATAAGGAAACATTGAATAACCTATTAAGTAAATGGCGTAAAGACAAACCAAATGCTCGTGATATTAACCAACGTATACTACTTAATTGGGCACAGTTAGCCACAGGTTACAGTATGATAGGTAAGTTCATCACCTTCCCACAACCGGATGCAGAATTTAAAGAATACTGCTATAAGCAAGCCATCTACTGGAGCGACTTTATACGTAAGAGTGATACGCTTAGTGAGTTCTGGCGTACGATTGAATATTTAGCCAATAAACCAGAGATGGATAAAGATGCCATTAAAGAAGGTTGGGATTATCTGATACAAGAATTGATGCAAGTATCTATAAGGAATAATCAATTGGATGAGGTTAAAAACTTTCCTTCACATACAAAAGTACTCTTCCTTCGGTTGAATAATATTTATCCATTGTTTCAGCTTGCTTTCAAAAGCAAATATGGTAAAACAGCTATGACCATGGAAAACCTATTGCATTACCTAAAGAGCCGACCTTATTTTTTGGGTCCAGTAAAGCAAAAGAAGTTTAAAAGAATTGTAATGCACAGCCATAAGGTAGATGGAGTAATAAGTACAAAGCAAGAACAGGAAGAAAGGGTTACCAGTTGTTTTGCCTTTCTATTTGAACAGCTTGAACTTGATATAGGAAGAAATATGGGAGTAGAAGAAGAAAAGCCTCCAGAAGATAATTCACTTCCTTTTCCTTAATAAAAAATTATACAATACTTAAAAATAGATTATGATACTAAAATTATTAAGATTATTTATAATATACAAAATGGATAATGCAGGGATGGGAGATGAATTGCAAAACCATTTCCTTAGTGCTTTAGGTCTTAGAGAAAAGAAAAAAAGCTGTGTTGTGCTTACACCTTATTTCGGCAATAATACATCGGTAGGCATGGGTAGGCAATCAGCTAATAATTTGCAACAAAATAACCAAAATATTGAGGAAGAAAAAGAGATTCTTACAGAAGGTGAGTTCTTTATGTATCCTGATTGGATGATTAATTCATCATCAATCTTCAATAGACAACCAAAGTTAAACAAGAATTTAAGCGATAGTGAGATTTTATTAAAAATGCTTGATGTTTTGGTTTGAGTTAAAAACCGTGCCTACCTGTGCCTTTTTAATATAATGATTGATTTTCAATATAATATATCTATAAATAAGGTAGGCATACCACATTAAAAAGTAGGCATCGGTAGGCATCAGGTAGGCACGGTAGGCATAAAGGCAGCGCATTATGCATTTTCCAAACACGTTTTTCGCATTTTTTTTAAATACATTTTTTTTAATGTTTAATCAATAACGTTCACAATTAATACTAAATACAATGAAAGATGAAATCTTAGAAGTTAAAAAGACAAACGCAATACTTGCATACAAAAATGCGGATGCAACAGGTAAATCCATGTTGGCGGATCTATTAGGAAAGAAAAACCTATACACAGACATCAAAGAAAGGATAGAAACCTTTGAAGATGCTTTGGAGATTGACGGCGAATGTGATTCAGACACTCTTTTAGTGATTAATTATTCCGGCAAAAACCCAAATATGGTTTCTGCACAGGCCTATATGAAGTTAGTAATAATTATAAGGGTACTTAATGAAGGATGGGTACCAGACTGGACTAATGAAAATCAATCTAAATACTTTCCTTGGTTTAAACATAAGTCGGGCTTCGGGCTGGCGTGCGACGACTACGCTTACTGGCATACGCATACGATTGTCGGCTCTCGCCTTTGCTTTAAAACTTCTGAATTAGCAGAGTATGCAGGTAAGCAGTTTGCTGATATATACAATGATTTTTTAACCATAAAATAGAATAAAGAAATGAAAAGTACAATTAAGACTTATGAAGATGCTTGTGAAGCACTCGGATTAGATGCTACCATGTTGCCAAATATTTCTATGCTACCTGAAAAGCACCAAAAGGCAATTATTGCTCATTGCAAGTTAATAATAGTTGCTGAAGCTTTGAATGAGGGTTGGACACCTAATTGGGAAAATAGTAGGGAGTATAAGTATTACCCTTGGTTTAAAGTAGTAAAGAAGGAAGGGTCGGGCTTCGGGCTGGCGTACGACGACTACGATATCTGGGCTACGACTACGGCTGTCGGCTCTCGCCTTTGCTTTCAAACTTATGAATTGGCAGAGTACGCAGGTAAGCAGTTCAAAGAATTGTTTGAAGACTCATACCTAATAGGATAAAGAAAAAGGGTGGTATACTGTTGGGCTGAGTTGTCTTCGGAGTCAGGCTTCAGGCTGGCGTACAACGACTACGATAACTGGAATACGAATACGAATGTCAGCTCTCACCTATGCTGAGCAAATATTTAAACAGTGTAGACCTTGGCTCTTGCCAAAAAATAAACTCAATTGGAAAGGCTTTGGTAGCGAAAGCGAAGAAGACTTTTTACAAGCAAAGGAAATGAAAAGAAAAAGCAATTTATTCAGTCAGGTGGCAAGTATGGAAAATCTCCATCTTGCAGATAAGAAAGCCCAAAAGGGAAAGGCGAACCAATATGGAGTGAGGTTGCATAATGCAAATAAAGAAGCTAATATTCTGTCACTTCACGAAATGCTACTGAATAAAACCTACTGTACTTCCCAGTATAGCATCTTCAAGGTGTATGAGCCAAAGGAGCGTGATGTTTTCAGATTGCCATACTTCCCTGATAGGATATTACACCATGCAGTTATGAATATACTTGAACCTATGTTTATGGCTTGCTTTACAGCCAATACTTATTCCTGCATAAAGGGGAAAGGAATTCATGCAGCAGCTAAGGATATTAAAATAGCTCTTCGTGATGAAGCCAATACAACCTATTGCTTAAAGCTTGACATTAAAAAGTTCTATCCAAATGTTGATCATAAAATACTGAAGCAATTACTAAGAAGGAAGATTAAAGATAGAGACTTTCTTTGGTTATTAGATGAGATAATAGAAAGTGCAGAAGGATTGCCAATTGGCAACTACCTAAGCCAATATTTTGCCAACTTCTACCTTACCTATTTTGACCATTGGATTAAAGAAACAAAGGCAGTCAAGTATTATTTTAGGTATGCAGATGATATTGTAGTTCTAAGCGGTGACAAAGCTTATTTACATCAGTTGCTTTCTGAAATTACTACTTATCTCCAGAATAATTTAAAGCTTACCGTAAAAGGTAATTTTCAAGTATTTCCTGTTGATGCCAGGAGTATAGATTTTGTGGGTTACCGCTTCTATCATACACATACTTTACTAAGAAAAACAATTAAACAAAGCTTTGCTAGGTCAGTAAAAAAAGGTAATAAACACGCTTCTATTGCTGCTTATTATGGATGGGCTAAGCATTGCGATTCAATTAACCTATTAAACAAGTTACTACCCAATGAATGATTTTAAAAGTTTCAATATCAAACCAGAGACAAAAAGCTTTGAAGGAGATAAAATAAAAATTGACAGAATACTGAATAAAAATGTTACTGTAATTGATTTCAAAATTGAAGAAAGCAAATACAAGGAAAAAGGAAATGGTAAATGTCTTTACATACAAATAGAGTCGGAGGGTAGTAAACGGGTTCTTTTCAGTGGTTCATCCTACTTGATGGATATGATACAGAAAGTTCCTAGAGAGGGTTTCCCATTCACTACCACAATTGTTAAAAACAATGAACACTTAGAATTTACTTAAACAAAATTTATGAACTCACCTACTTTTTTAGTAATAGATCTATTCTGCGGTTTTGGGGGCACAACTACTGGTCTAGAAAGCGCAACAATGTTTGGCGATAAAATAGCCAAAGTAATTGCTTGTGTAAACCATGACCCAAAGGCCATCAAAAGCCATTGGCTCAACCATCCAGAAGTTAAGCACTTTGAAGAGGATATACGAATATTAGACCTTACTGAGTTAAAATTATTAGTAAACCAACAAAAAGAATTACACCCAGAAGCTTATGTAATGCTTTGGGCTTCCCTAGAGTGTACCAATTTTAGTAAAGCAAAAGGTGGTCAACCTCGAAACGCTGATAGCAGAACATTGGCAGAACATCTTTTCAGGTATGTTTCTACACTTTCCCCTGACTATATACTTATAGAAAATGTAGTTGAATTTATGAGTTGGGGTCCATTAGATGATAATGGAAAGCCATTAAGCCGAAAGAATGGTCAAGATTGGATGTCTTGGCGCAATCAAATGAACAGCTTTGGTTATAATGATGATTGGAAAGAATTAAACAGTGCCGACTATGGAGCATATACTTCTCGAAATAGGTTATTTGGCTGTTTTGCTTCCAATGGTCTGCCCATTGCATGGCCATCAGCTACACATAGCAAGAAAGCCACTAGCGGCATGTTTGGCCAAACTGAAAAGTGGAAAGCCGTAAAGCATGTATTGAACTTTGAAGATGTAGGCGAAAGCATATTTGGAAGGAAAACTCCTTTGGTTGATAAGACATTAGAGCGAGTTTATGCAGGGTTGGTAAAGTATGTGGCTAATGGAGATAAAACATTTATTGCCAAAAGCTTTTCTGGTAGACCAATGGGAAAAGTTATTTCTACTGAAGTACCAGCAGGAACTATAACTACTAGAAATGGACAATCGTTGGTACAAGTAGAAGAGGTTGCATTTATTACACAAAGAAATGGTGGGAACCCAAATTCAAAAATATTTGATGTTGATAGACCATCAAGAACTTTGACTGCAACTGGTGGAAATCAAGATTTAGTGCAAGCTTGTTTTTTACTAAAATATAATAGCACGAATGGCAAAACAGGAGCTCATACACCACCATCAGTAGAAGAGCCTGCACCAACAGTTGCTTGTCAAGCACGTTTAGGAATTGTTCAACCCGAATTCTTGCAAACTTATTATGGCAATGGTGGTACTTCTTCGCCTGATGAACCATGTCCAACGCTTACCACAAAAGACCGTGTTGCATTGGTACAACCAACTTACTTTATTGATGAGCAATATGGAAATGGAAAAGCAGCAAGTATTGAGAACCCTGCAAGTGGAATTACTACAGTTCCAAAACATAACTTGGTAGAAGCCCAGTCTTTTATAATGAACCCAATATTTGATAGTAAAGGTTTTAGTACCGAAAATCCTTTGGGTGTGATAACAGCTACACGTAGACACTGGCATTATTTGGTGAACCCGCAGTTTGGAAATGGTGGTGCAAGTATTGATAAACCTTGTTTTACTCTTATTGCCAAAATGGATAAACGTCCTCCTTACTTAGTAGAAGCTGAGGGTGGAGAAATTGCCATTGAAGTTTATGAAACAGATTCTCCTATGACAGTACAGATTAAACAGTTTATGGCAGCGTATGGATTAGTAGATATAAAAATGCGAATGCTAAGAGTGATAGAGCTCCTACGTATACAAGGATTCCCGGAAGATTATAAAATGGTTGGTACTCAAGCAGATCATAAGAAGTTTATTGGGAATAGCGTGGTACCAACAGTTCCTCAAAAATGGGCAGAAGCTTTAGCAAGTAAGTTGCTTGATAGAAAAGTAAAAGTAGCTTAATATGTATCAACCTACTCTTTTTGAAGTTCCTGTAACCTCTATTTGTGTTGAATGTACCTTTTGCATAGACCACGATTGGTATAATGAAAGATATAGATACTGTGGGAAACATCCTACAATTAGAAATCATAAACTTGAATTAACAGTAATAAAGCCAAATGATAAGGCTTGTAGACTATTTAAAAGAATAAAAAATTACAAAGATGGCAGCACAAAAAGAAAGAAAGGAACAGGCATTAGAGCCACAAGAATGTATTGATATTCTTAACCTCACTATTGACTGTATATCATTACAAGATAGAATTAATGAGCTAAACAAAAAAACGCTACTTTTTAATCCACAGATTGTACGTAATGCCAAAACATTGGTAAATAGCTTGGATTATATAACTAACCATATAGGTAATTCTCTTTTTAATGCAGATATGCAAGCTTTGGAAGGTGCTATCAATAACAGAACAGAATTACTAAATGACCTAGCACATATCCGACCAGAGAACTGGCAGTTAGTAGCATATGCAGCTAAGTGGGCTACAGAACCAAAGTCTTTAAAGTATGCTCAGTTTAAGGCATTATGTGTAGCCTATAATGCTGAAATAGCTAATCAACAATAATTTTTCAATTACAATTTAAAATAAACAAAAATGTCAGACAAACAAATTTTACCCATACTAGATATGGAAGCATTGCAAGCAAAAGCAAATACTGCTGCAATGAAAGGTGCATGTGAAGCAATAGACCAGTTTTATAGTGGTTATAATTCACCATTCAAAAAACAGATAGAAGAGCAGTTGAATGAAACAAAGATTGGATTCAATATAAAGCTTCCGGATATTATTGCATTAATTAATGAATCCTTGAGTAAGGAAATTGAATTAATAGCAAATACAGCAGTCGCAAAGTCTTTTCTTCCAATGGTTCAAAAGTTTTTAGTTAGAGAAGAAAAGATAATTATGTTTTCAGATTTATTAAAATCATTTATTGAGTTTACAGATTCAAAATCATGTGATGATTGCAACATCGATATTAAAGAACATCCCATACATGGGTGGTTAGATATTAATATCGGAAATTCTGATAAGCAATACAATTTAACCATCCATACTATATATTCTAGAAATAAAGATTCAAAAAAAGAATATCAAATACTATCACTTCCACGATTTGAAGATTCAAAAAGATTTGCTCAAACAATGAAAGTTTCCTTAGATGGAGTCACACTTGAAATGCCATTTACAAAGGATGTTTTGCAAGATCCATTTATTTCTTACATAGCCAGATTAATAATTGGAAATAGCATAATTACTATGAATTGTACTGATTTTAATGAGGATATGTTTCCACAAGATGAATGTAATTGTAATTAAACTTTTTTAAAATTTAAAATAAAATATGGCACTAATTAAAACTACTTACGGCGTGACACCTTGGATTGAATATGGCAATAAGAAAAAGGAAATGGCTAAAAATATTTTAAATAGACTTGAAGAATGTGGTGGAAATTTAATGGCGTTACAAGGAAAGTATATTGAAGGCGGAATAAATCTATCTAGACAATACATTATAGAAACCATTGGGGAAGTTGAGGGATTATTATTGATTAATCAATATGATTCTATTCCAAAACCATCTATTGAAACTTGCATTATTAAAAATTAGAATAAAAAAGGTATGGCTAAGATAAAATTCATAAGTATTACTAATCCTAAAACATCTTTTGAAAGAAAAGTAAATGGTGAAATAAGTTCAATAAATACTGAGGGTAATTATCTAAGTAACCCACCAACCATTGATGAAGCTAAAAATATAATGCAATCAATATTACAGTCTTATTACAAGTTAGATAAAAAATATTGGAGTCACAGGCCACTTACTGTTAGTGTAGATCAAGATGGAGTATGGCTTATTAAAGTAAAGTTTACAACCTTAATTGGACAAAAAATATGTGGATTTATACCAGTTCAAAAAGATAATACTACAATTAAAACAATTTAACACAAAAGAATGAAAATTTACATCAGCGGTAAGATTACCGGTTTAACAAAAGAAGAGTATGTGTCCAACTTCTTGACGGCAGAAATGCACCTTATAAGTCAAGGACACGAAGTAGCTAACCCAGTAAAGTTTGTAGCTGGCATTGACCTAGAAGATTACCCGAAGTTGATGGGTAAGTGTATTGAGGAACTACTACGTTGCGAGGCTATCTACATGCTTAATAATTGGCAAGATAGTAAAGGAGCAAAGACCGAGTTGAACACGGCTCTTATCTATGAGAAAGCAACTATTTATGAATCAGAAGTACCCCCACTTTTTTAAAAGAACAAGAATGAAATACATACCGATTTTATTCAGTACGCCGATGGTAACGGCGATACTTGAAGGTGAAAAAACAATGACAAGGCGAATTTTGAAGCCTCAGCCTTACCCAGTAACCAGAACTGGAAGGGAAATAGAAAAATACTTTGAATGGGATGCAAGTAAAAAAGCTACAGACCTACCAATTCAAGAGTGGCTTGCATTATGCCCTTACGGAAAAGTGGGCGATGTGCTTTGGGTAAGAGAAACATTTGTAAACTTAAATATTGACTTTCCAGATGTAGAGCCATCCTTTGTATATAAAGCTGATTTAATATCTGGCTATGAATTTGGTGTGGTTAATTGGAAACCATCCCTCTTCATGCCAAAATCTGCTAGCCGCATCTTCCTAGAGATTACTGATGTAAAAGTGGAAAGGTTACAGGATATAAGTGAGGAGGATGCAGTTAAGGAAGGGATTGAAAAATTAGAAGGTAATAATAATTGGAAAGGATATTTTAAAGAAGATTATGCTTATTTGAAGAATCCTAAATTGTCTTTTATTTCTCTTTGGAAATCTATCAATGGTAAAGACAGTTGGGATGAAAACCCATTTGTTTGGCTAATTATTTTTAAGCGTATTGAAAAACCTGACAACTTCTGTTAAATCAATTATCAACTAAAAATTATTAATTATGAAAACAATTTATTGGGAAACTAACTTTAATAATAAGCTTGATAATAAATGTATTATGCATATTGATTATGCACCTACTACACCAATTCCTGAAAGTTATTTTCCTTGCGCCGTAACTGTTTGTACTAAGGATAATAGCCATGCACCCATATTGTTAGAACTGCAATACTTTATACGTGGATTATTAAAGGATTTTTGGTTTGATGTATTTACAATGCCATCTCATGGTATGGATAGAGAGGCCTATTTAGACTGGTTAATGAAACAAGTACCAAGCTTTGATGATACAAAAGAATTGGCAGTTTACTTTTATAAGAATTCTTGTGTTTAATAATTAGAACTATTATAATAATATTCTAAAATAATTATTATTTTTAACCAATAAAACAATTAAGTGGCAAAGTCTGAAAGCGTTTTTAAGGTAAAGTTTATGACAAAGCCCTATCTACTGAAATATCTTCAGTATATGTATGGG